TCATATATAATTACCTTTTCAACTAAGGGTGCTATGCTGGTTGAATGTTCAATGTGTGCTTTTGACAAATAACCAAAAATTCCCATTGAAGTAATTGCCATGAGTAACACCACAGCAATCAGAAAATATACTTTCATTGCAGAGAATGTTGTTTTCCAATTGTTGTAAAGCCATGATACAGTTACCAATTTTGCTGCTTCAAGTACAGATCCCATGATGATAATTGGCCAATAAGAGCCTGGAAATATCTGTGCAAGACCTATCACTGAATAGTATGCTGCGATACCAGACAGTGCAAGTGCAGTCAACAATGGTAATATAACTTGCGTCATGAGAAAAAGTCTTCAAGTGTGGATTGCTTTTCTGTTGTCCAATTAATACAATTCAAAATCAATTTAATTGGATCCAGAAAAGTTTTTTCAAACTGTGTATCATAATCAATATATTCTTGCAGATCAAACTCTTTTGGCAATCTTGTGGGAAAAGATACTACCATGTCTTTGATTGGATTTGGAGCTTTAAGATAGGTGAACTTCAGTTTCTCACCTTCTTTTATCAACGGATACTTATTTGTGAGATTGTATTGCTTCAAATAGTGATTGTAAAGTATCGCACCTTTAACATGAATTGGTGTTCCCTTTTTATATATTGTAACGGAATCAGAATATTCAGATAAACCATTGCATCCACGCGGAAAAGATATAGCTTCTACAGGTAATGTTTTGAATTCTTCTCTGAAGTCGGCAATAAATTTTTGGACTGTTTCTTCATCTGTGTTCACTACCAAATCAATCAGCTTATACATCTTGTCACGAACAACAGTTGGCGTTGATGACTTGACCATCTCAAGACCCATGACTTTGAGTTTTGGTTTGGCATACTGAACACCTTCGTTGTTGTACACATTCAGAATGTAACGCTTCTTCGCAGTCCAGATACCTTTGTCTGAAAGACCCTCACGTTTCATTTGCATCTTCTGTTCATACGCATGAACGTAGTCTGCAAGTTCTTGATAAGACTTATCAATATATGGTTGAATTTTCTGTTCACAAACTCTGTCCATAAACTCAATTGCTTTTGCACCAGACAAAGTTACTTTGCCATCAGCACCATATACTTTCTTTACAAGAGGACCGAGATTCAGATAGATTGAATCTGTGTCTGATGCAATCACGTAATCGCTATTTGTTTTGAGTACATCATTCATATACTGATTGAGTTTGTTTTCAATCCAACGAATTGATAGCTGACCAGTTTGTGTTACAGCAAGAGCAATACGCAAATCATAGAAACGGAAGTATTGTGAACCCATGATACCATAAGCAGAGTTCAATGAAACTTTCTTTGCAAGTTGTAGATTGTTATAACGTGCAATCAGTTTTTCAATTTCTTTTCTCTTTTTCTTGTCAGTCTCATTCTCATAATCTTGTTGAGCCTTCAACATCTCTTTCTTGAACTTCTTCCGATCATCATACATCTCAGACATCATCTTAGGAAGAAAGCCTTGTTTATCTGTACGAAAGAATTGTCCGTTCGGAGTAATCGTCACATCTTTTAGCACAGATGTGTCTACTCTTTTATCAAGCAGACTATCAACAGAAGCTTCAGATGAAAGCTTACGCATCTCTGGAGAATAATTTGAGTTATCAATCAATGTTTCTGGACTGATATTGTACTGCATGATCAAGTGTGGATACAGGCTGTTCAAGTCAAACGATGCCACATAATCATGCAAACCAACTTGCGGATCTTTAACATACGCACCCTCAAAAGCTTCGTTCTTTTTCACGACTCTTCTTGGTGGTACGACAATTTGTTTATCAAGCAGGTAGTTATAGATCAGCGCATCCCACATGCGTGTTTGTGCAAATACGTCACCGAAGTTTGATTTGGTATCATATGCAAGAGTGAGTGCAAGTTCAATCAACTTTAACTTATCTTCAAGAGCAAGAACAAGATGAACGTCTTTGATATTATAGTCAATAAACTTTTGATAGTCTAACTTGTATAGCTGATGCAAATTGTCATACTCATCATATGATAATTTTGTTTCATCTAACTCATTGCTTGCAATCGTTTCAAGTTTGTAGTTTTCAACGTTTCTACCACCAGGAGCATACCATTGATATAACTCAAGATAATCAAGTGCATCAACGCCGACTATCTCATATGCTATTTGTTTCTTGCCCTTGAACGTCATCTCACGTTCAGAAATAATTTCCCAAGGTGAAAGTTTTTTTACGTCATCTTCGCCAAGTATACGTTTGAAACGATTGATAAGGTAAGGAACATCAAAGAACTTGATATTCCAACCAGTAAGAACGTCAGGACAATTGCCTGCCCAATCAGCAAGGAACTTTTCACAAAGATCGATTTCATCTTCACATAAAATGTAGTCAACATCATCACGATTGTTTTTATAATTTCCACATCCATAAACTGTAGTACGGCCATTTAGTTGGTGAATACCAATCGCTGTGATTGGTTCGGTTGCTTTATATGGATCAGGAAATCCATTATCAGAACCAACCTCAATGTCTATGAAAGCAATAGAGAGATCAGAAATATCCCAATCAATGTTACCTCTAAAATTATCAGCAATAAAGGCGTATTCATACCTTGTATTGCCAAAGATTTGAAAGTTTGAAACGTCTTCATAACGTTTGACAAAATCACGTGCCTCCCGAATAGTATCAAAGGTCATTGGCTCCAATGGTTCATTGAATAATGAATTCCATTTAGAGGGTTTGTTGGACTTCAAAAACAAAGTCGGAGAGTATTTGACTTTGGTCTTTACTCTCCGACCGTTGTTTACACCACGAAACAATATGTGATTGTTGTGGACACAAACATTTGTGTAATATTTTGACATTACAATTTTAGTCCTGCTGGTGCAATTTCAATTTTACTGAACATGCGGCGATAGTTTTCAAGTAAGTCATCAACAGGTGTGTTTATCGTAAGCATATCAATTCGTTCAATACGAATACCTTTATCAAACTCTTCAACGAAAGCAAGATATGGTGCAAAGCCCACACCACCAGGATCATTTGCAGAGCGTGGTGGTACAGAAATTATTTGTACAGGATTTTTGACGAAGTAAACATCACTGTTACCTTCATCCATAATTTCACCAATAATGGTTTGATGAGTTTTAAAAGTAATACATTTAATTGTCATACTGTTACCTTTGTTTTAGTTTCAAGAACATCGAGTGTTACCCACTTTTTAGGGAACAACATTTCACGTCCACGAAAGTCCTCAATGTTATATGTTGGGTCATCAACTAGACCAATAAGTTCAACTTTGTTGTCAAACTCTCTCAATGAAAGATCATACTTGTAAGCTTTAGGAAGTTTTGGATTAGCTTCAGCAAGTTGCTTTGCGACTTTAGCGATAATGGTCATAACGCTCTCCTTTTATTATTGAACTTGAATAACTTCTATTTTACACTTCTTTAGAAATTCTATACCACTTGTTTCACGATAACTGTGTTTGTAATAAACCTCCTTTATTCCTGCTTGATAAATTATTTTAGCACAATCTAAGCAAGGTGCGTGAGTAACAAATAAACTAGCACCATCACTTGAATTCGTTGACCGAGCAATCTTTGCTAGGCAGTTTGTTTCTGCATGAAGAACTTCTGCTTTTGTTTTAGTTTTTATCCAACCATGTGCAACTTTTGTGTATTGTAACTTTTCTAAATCTATAGGTTTTAGATCAGTCTCATCATCCGAAACAAAGAAAACTTCTTCACAGTCATTGGTCCAACCACTTGGCATACCGTTATAACCAATACCGATAATTGTATTATCTTTTACCGCAACACAACCAACGTGGAGTCGTGTTGCGGTAGAAAGCTCGGCATAAACTTCTGCTGCTTTCATGTGTGCTTGAATAAATTTTTCTTTCATTCTAATATTATAAGAGGAACATGCAATGAAGTCAAGCCATTAGCATGTAAAAAGAAAGGAAAAAATCTTTCACCTAAAAAGCCTGGATATCTCCACGGTAAAGGTTCAGATGTTGTTTGTTGTGTTGGATATGGATTACTGGTATTTTTCCAAATGTATTCCATCAGTTCAAAATATTCACTAGCATATTTTTTGAATGCTTGTTTACGCATGATATAACAAGTTTCAAAATTGATGACATTAGTTTTGAACCAATCAACGTGCTTACGGTAGTCTGGAAATAATTCTACAATGCCAGTTAAGAATAAATTCCAATACTCTTGTTGTTGTGATTGAAGATACTGCTCTTCAATTGAACATGATAAAACTGTATGTTTGTTTGTAATGACATCTACATTCTCAAGATACTGTAACGCTTTTTCTTTTTGTGCTTCAGATGATAAGAAATCTGCACTCTCTTGTGTAGGACTCATTGACGCTTTAGTTACATTCGCCATGTCA